GATTTTAGATTTAAGATAGGTTAAATTGTCCACGTAGTATCTCCCTGATTTTTGATTTATGCCAATTTGCTTTGTCTTCAATGGTTTGGAATATCTCTTTGTAATTGTCGACATGCTGACTAGTCCTAGATATGTCTTGTAACGTCATGTAATCGTTTCTGAGCGACTTTATCTCTTCATTGTGGTATTTTATCATTTCCGCCACAAAACCTTCTGAGAAGTCCTCTAAATCGATTTTTAAGCCATCCATGAGCCATCTCCCATTAACTCGTCTAGGTCTGCCATGCCTTCATGTTGCTTTTTTCGCTTCGAGAGCATGTTGTCTATCGTGGAGGCTCTGAGCAGATAGTCGCTTTTTAATTCGTTAATCTTCTTTGAGTGCCAATCGTCTTCAACGAGTATGTCTAGTGCTTTACCGATTTCTTCTAACGAGAACTTCTTCAAGGTTTCTTTGTAACCACGTGGAAGTATTCTGAAATTACGTTTGGTTTTTTCGTTTAGTAGGTCTAATAGTTTTTTACTAACTTCACTATTACTTACTATATTCTTAGCGTTATTAATAGCGTTATTATTTACAGATTTTGAAGTTTCTTGAATTCCTGATTTTGAAGTTTCTTGAATTCCTGATTTTGAAGTTTCTTGAATTCCTGATTTTGAAGTTTCTTGAATTGCAAATCTGTGATGTTTGGCTTTTGTTGTAGTGCCTTGAATATAGGTGTTTTTTACTTCAACAATACCCGCGTTCACAAGGTGTTGTAGTGCTTTATTTACTTGATAGTAGCTTAATCCCGTGTGTTCTTTCCAGTCCTTAGCTGTGTACCAAGTAAAGCCATCTCCTCGTTTAGCTATTTGGTGTAAGTAGACCAACTTGTTTAATACGATTGCCTCATTTATTCCGAACTCGCGTGCGATATCAACATTGTATCCAGCGCTAACGCCAGATTTTAGAATATCATTTACGTTCATTGTCAGCTCTCCATTTCTTAATGGCTTCTGTCAATGGCGTTTTAATCTCAGAAATATGAACAATTTTCCCCATTTTTACCCTCTCTTTAAGCCAATGAAAAACTAGCACCTTCATTTTCCACAGGTGAAATTTTATTTTTGTGAAAAAAGTGTAAGAATTTGGTGCAAAACTCTTGACAGATTTTTCACGATTTATCGATTTTGAGTAAGAGGTTATTTTTAGACAAAGAAAACCCCAGTCAAAAACGACCGAGGTTATCAAATGCGTATCTGATATGTTCTTATATTAGCAAACTCTAGTGTAAAAGTCAATACTCACAAGATAGACTTTACGACAATGCCAGACAATAAATATTCTACCGATGAGATAAATACTGGCAAAAAATGGATAAACGGCAAGACTATTTTTCAAAAAACTTTCGCGATGGGTGGACTTGGTCGTGCAACTACTATCAAAAAACCGCATAACATCTCTAATTTAGATTTAGTTATCAGAATTCAAGGTATTGCCAAAGAAAACTCAATTGGAGCAACTATTAACCTGCCACACGCCGCCGACCAGCAGCCATATACAGTGACAGTTTACGCTGACAACACAAACGTAAATATTCAGACATACGCTGACCAGAGTGGCTATGCTCAATCTTATGTGACTCTATGGTACACGAAAAAGTAACTAGATTTAACCTATGGCTATCCAATTCACATAATACGTTCCCAAAAGTGGCGCACCGTCAAATCGTCGACATCGAGCCGTAAATGAGGTGTTCGTAACACCTACCGCGCTAAAAGCACAGCCGCCCCACGAAGAGTTCGGAGTATCTGTCCAAGCGTCGCTAGGTTGACCATAGCCACCAAAGCTACAAACTACAGTAGGAATTGTCCCTGCTGTAAACTGTTTTGGAAAAGTGATTGTAGCAGCAGCTTCGACTGCTTGAGCAGGCACATTTATCATTGCTACACCACACTGCACATCCACAGGCTTGTCAGTAGTTGTATTATCTCGCTTTACTTTTACTTTTTCAGCAATTGGCATTGTCGTAAAGTCTATCTTGTCGGCTGTAACTGTTGAATTCTTCAACTTGTTACCAACAATAGCGCCGTCATTTACTCCAGTACCGTCGGCTAAAGACGCTACATTAGCCATTTGATTGTTGTGATCTTGAGCCGTGATTGTTGTTAAAGGTGTGAAGACTATATTTGGATGTGGTAAGCTCATTTTTCCTCCTTAAAAATATCGCCCGTTGGTAATATCATTGGCGAAAACTCTTCTGCAAAAACATTACTTAAAAGCTCCTCGTCAATCTTTTTTGCTATAGAATCTAAGAATTCGTCAATAATAATTTCGCTTGGCTCTAATGTACATAAAATGAGGCTGAACGGGTGCTTACCTTTCAGTTCGTAGTTTTTTGAGTAGTGCCAAATTATGCTAGGCGTAAAAACGGCGACGCCATTTTCTCGAACAGTATTTCCATTTGGCTGTTTATGAAGTCGATTTATGTTTGGAATTGACGACCAGATAAACACCTTATTCAAATTTGATTTATCCATAGATATAATTTTGAGGATTTATCGTGAGCATCAAAAATCCGCCCCCATTTTCAGAGGGCGGATTGAGGGTTAAATTACCCAGTATGGAATTAGCATTTTGTCACCACAGACGGTCTTGATGACGCTTTTTGGAATCCATTTCAGAGTTCGGCGATAGTTTCCAACAAAGTCGTTTCCGTCCATATGATAACCAGCTGCATCTTCACACCATTCAATCGCTATAGCTTTTTCAGTCTCTTTTACAATTTCGTGACCAACCAAATCTTCTACTGTTAGATTCTTGCTGTCGTCCTTCTTTCGGCTGACGTTATTGTAGATGATTTTTCCGACGTATTCCATTTTATTATTCCTTTCGTTTAGTCGCTAGTTAAGTATTTCTTAACTATCTTTATTATAGCTAACTAGTTTGTAAAATGCAATAGTTTTTCTATACTTTTTTGAAGATTTTTTCAGAGTTTTCCACAGATAAAGAGAATCCGCCTTTTTCAAGGCGGATCGTATCTCACAACTAGCGACTAAACTAGTACTCAGATTGTAGCATTATTTTTCAGATCTCGCAATGTCCGCGATATTTTCATACAATCCTGCTCTGATATTCTAAGACGTCCATCAATTCTAATAAGGTTATAATGTAGATGTCGTCAGAGTTCTTGTCTTTTGAGAATTCGATTTTATCAGCATTAATTGCAGCTTGCTCTTCTGGATCGACTTTTTCAGTATTGATTACAAAATAATCCTTCACGAAGTTATCTTTCGGATCGCACCAAACCACAACTAGAGCACTACTGCTATAAAGCTCGATATCCTCGTTCACTTCTTCTATTAAATCAGAGCTGTCAAACGACAAGTTGTGTTCGCGATTAAACTTCAACCGTTCTGTTAAATCGTTTAAGTCGTGTTTCATAAGACCTTTCTGCCCGATTTTCGCCTCGGGCGGGGCGCAAATTTATTGTAAGTATTCTCTGATCTCTTCTATGTTCTTTTTAGTGATTTTTCCGCCGTCATCAATAGAATCGTCAATTGGCTCAGCATCGCTGTATTTATCTAAGAATAAGTTTAGTTTTTTAGCGTTTTTGTTGCGCAATCCGTACAGCCTGTCAATTGTGTTTCCGTAAACTGATTTATCTGTCAACATATACAACTCATCGTATATAGAGATCTTCATCTGAATACCACCTGCTGTAAATTCGCTAGTTACTCGGATGTAGTTTTTCATTGTTTTTCTCCTTTCGAGAGATTAGTTTAGTCGCTAGTTAGAGGGTTGTGCTGTCGCGCCTTAATTCTTAGTTGCGCCGCTTCTTATCTAACTGTCTTTAGTATAGCAAACTAGTTAGCTAATTGCAAGGGTTTTTATGATTTTTCTTAGACTTTTTTGGCTCGCACTGCTGCGCTGGCAGCTGCTGCCTTTTTAGCGCGCTCGTGGCGTTGCTCAGGTGTCATATTACTTGAAGATTTTTGACCACCAAACGAACGTTTAGCTCCAATAATAGCGTTAATACAACCGATAATATCCGCTTTACGCTCTAATAAGGCGTCAGCTCGATTTGTCGCGCCGCTCCAATCGCCAAGACCATTTAGAAGCTTAGTGCTGGCTCCGTGCGCCTTCAGCCAGTCGTGCGTCCATTGTAGCGGGCTTTGATTAGCACGGCTGCCGTTGCGGGTTAGTTCATAAATAAACTCAGCCTCGCTTAGTTCTGTGATATTTTGTGATTTCATTGACATTTTTGCCAATTTCCTTTCTATCAGGCGGGTGGTAAGGGGTGTTTGATTTTTATTTTAGGATATGCTAAGATTTATCTAGTTGTTGTTTGGTTATCGCCTTTTTCGGAGGGCGATTTCTATTTGGAGTTCAATTTCGAACTTCCAGAATACTATCTTCATAGCTTTCTCCTTTCTAGCCGCCTGATTGTGAATGTTCTGGTAATCCCCTTACCACTGTCTTTATTATAGCTAACTACTTAGCTAATTGCAAGGGTTTTTATGAAAAAAGTCAGAGATTTTTATTAAACCTGTGGAAAACTCACTTCCCGTAGAATACATATCGATATTCTTTATAGAGTCTAATGATAATACGTTTTAACATAGTTTAATTTTACACCAAATAAAAAACTACCCTCGATCAAAAGTAGTAGTTTTTATAGGATTACAGAGCTCTCTGAATTATTCAACAGCTTCTTTCATCTGTCGTACTAAGTCTAGAATAATAGTCTTAGCCGCTGATAATCCAGCCGCGATTGCAGATAGTGCGGTAGCCATTGTCAGAGCGTATAATTCGTGCCAGCTCGCAGCGAATAGTAGATTGACTAGATTTACACCAGCTAGTAAAAATGTCGCAATAAACGTTTGCAAGAATGTCCATCCAGCGCGGATAGCTACGTCTTTATAGTTTATATTCTTTAATGCTTCTAGTGATTTCATATCTCCTCCTTATTTCTTAAATAAACTTATTAGAAAATCGATAATTAGCTGTAGTAAACTTTTGGTTGGTTTTTCGGTCTTTGCTTCAGTTTTTGGTTCAGAAACTGGCTTAGTTTCAGGCTTTATCTCAGGCACTTCAGGTTGCTGAGGTTTACTCATCGCCTTCAATTCGTCTATAGATATTTTTGACGTTGAAAAATCCAAATTAAATCCGTCAATCTTTCCGCTTTCTGTATATTGATGAATAAATGAGCCGTGTGCGTAATTGTCTTTCGTGCCGTAATTCGGATACCAGTCAACGCGGTCTAGCCCTAGCTTCTTAATGACAGCTTCACCTGCGTATGTGAACACTTGTTTTCCAGTCTTCTGTAAGACTAAGTTCTTAAATAGCTTCAATTGCTCGACTGTTCCCTCGAAATCTGGCTCTAAGTCGACGAACAACATAGGTGCGTTGACTAATTTTTGAGCCTCCACGAACCTTTCAGCCTCAGTCTTAGCTTCTTCGTCGGTTGAAAAATACGGCAACCAGTAAATACCCAATAATTTATCTCCTGCGGCTTTAGCGAATTTTACCAGTTTCGGGTCAATCTTGTTAGCATCGCCTCCGTAACTTTGACCGACGTGTCCAGCCTTGATGATAACACCAGCGAACTTATGAAAATGATTTGCAATAGCGTCGTCTTGATGATTTGAAACGTCTAGTATAATCTTGTTGTAGTCTTCTTGTGGTTCTTCTGGCTTTGGCTGAGGTACAGATTGAGGTGTTAAGTCTGGCAAATCGTGTAAATCTTTGTCCTCGAATAGCTGACGGCTCATATATTTACCGCTACGAGCCGTAACGTACCAAACTGTATCTCCAGCGATTGGTTGACCGTTCGTAACGTAGCCTTTCATCGCGATGACGTCGCCTTTTTCTAGTTCCTGAAAAATAGCTGAATCTGTGTTAGCTTCGTCGCGAGCGTTGCCGTCTTCTTCCATTTTCCTGTCTGTCGGCTGAGTTTCGTCGTAATCTTCGGCAATACATCTTCCATCGCAACAATACGAATATCCGAGATAATCCGGTCCATAGTTTCCCATCCAGTTCATGAGCTCTTCGATGCTGTTATAAATACTCCTAGAGCAAGAATGCACTTCGCTGTCGTGGATTTCGATTGAACCATCCTCACGCTTCCGCATTAAGAACACGTGTCCATAATCTGCATAAATACCTCTTGAAAATCCCAAAAATCCAATCACCCAAATGCCAACAGGTGCGGGACCTGTATTTATACGGCCCGCGTTCAGTTCGTTTAGATACGCTGTCTGAGCGTTTGGCGAGCGAGTTAGTGAGCTAATCGCGTCATCTACATATTGCAAGCACCAACCACTTTGCGCACCGATATTGATATTTGGATTGTAAGTTTGTCGAACTGGCATTATTTCCTCCTCACTTGAGATTGTTGAACTTCTTCTTTTAATTCCGTAACGGTTTTATTTTGCTGGATAAGGTTATTGGTTGCGTAAATAGCCAATCCTACAAGTGCGATTGCAAATAATTTCGCTAGATTGCTTGTTACCAGGCTCCAAAAATTCATCACACCTTCTATTTCAGTGCGTTTGACGTATTTCTCTTCTGATTCTTTTTCGTGCTCTGCTATGTATGTTTTAAGTTGTGCTTGAGTAACATTGGCTCGTGCGATATTTTCAATTCGCTCTAGCATGACAGTATGCTTGTCTACGCCATCCTTAATATATTCGACCTTAGCTTGTAATGCTCCAAATTCTTTAGCTGATACTTCTGGTTTTTCGTTCATAATATAAATTATGACTTCTTGTCGTTATCTAATATGGGAACGTCATAGTCCGTACGTCTATATAAAACGTCTCTGTCGCATTCTGATTAATAATAGAAGTGTCGTACGGATTAAATATTGATAGCGCGCACACTATTTTATTTTTTGATTCGCGCCAGCCAGAAATAAGCACAGAAGTAGGTGTTGTGCCGCCACCTGAAACCGCAAAAGTCCTTACAAAGTCTATTTTAGACGCCGTGATAGCTCTGTCTGGATTTGTAGAGGTGCTGACTAGTAATCTTAAAATCCCAACGTTAGTCATATTAATCTCTTGTTTTTGAAAATACACAGTATTGCTTGCTATCGATATACCACCAGGTAGAGTAAGACTCATAATACTTCCACCAGTAGCGCTGATAGTCGCGTAATCGCTGCTTATATTAAAATCGTCTGGATAATTATTCATCAGCGTACATCCTATAGTGATATTTTATAGTCGTGTTAAAAAATTCTTCTCTATACGACAGCGTTAGTGCAGTCTTATCCACGAACGCACTATATCCACTGTTAGCCCATAACTCTAGAGATGCATAAGACAAAGAGCTTATCTGTCCGTTTCGCTCCAACCATAAGAGGACTAGTGGTTTATATCCTAGGTTATGCACAATCCGAATTTCTTCGTTAGTATTAACAAGCACAGTTCCAGCCTTGTATAGCTTCAACTGATTGTTGTCGGTATTAAAAGTCATATCATGATAATGACTTGTGAACGAGGCTTTTCGATGAGGTTCTAAAGCGAATCCTATGATTCGGAAATAAAACGTAGCAGCAGTGTCGGTTCTATTTGACGTGCTTATATAGATTAAATTATTACCTACACGAACGTTTGACAGATACTGATACTCACCTCTATTATTGAAACCGCTAGTATTCACCTCGAATGCATTTTGCGAAAAATCGCTAGAAGTTGAAAATTGTGCTATCGGCAAAAATGCAGAGCCGTAAGTATTTGGTATAGTTATGTCGTTATAATCGTGTGCGTTGACTGGCACTGGTATAGTATCGCTACGATAAATTACTTGGTCGATTGGGTAGTCACTAGATAATACAAAGTCTTTTATCATTTCTGCTCCAAAAGCTCTATAACGTCTTTGCCCTCTTTACTTACCCAAAGACCAACCCTAGTAGCATAAGCACCGATTTTAATACGCTTATAAGCTCCGTCAGAAAACAACAGACCGCTTCCGTCTAGTACGACAAGTTCTCTACGGTTTATTGGGTCGTAAATAACTAACCTGCCCGAACCTTCCTCGATTCGCAGTTGTCCAGTGATCGATGAGATAATAGTTGAACCTTTTAATTTTAGAACTTCTTTCATTAGAATGCGTAAACTTCCTCTCCGTTATAAACTGACCTATCATATTGTGCGAATGTGTAAACTTTAGTTTTTCTGACTTTTAATTTAGTAGTTAATTTACTCTCGCTCAATTTCTGAGATATTGTGATAATTTGATATACTCCACTCGCTAGTCGAGTATCGAGTTTAATCGAATCCCCTATCTGCATCGCTGGAGAGCCTTTTACCTCTAACTCCAGCATTGGGCTATACGTTGCATAGCCTCTAAATATCGATTGTGTAAATGCTCTAGCGTTTTCGTAGTTTCCAAAAAATGGGTTGTCATTTATTTCTAGAAGATAATCTTCATCATCGCTCCAATTGTCGTCAAACGCTTCATAATCCAATTCATCAATTTGTTTTGAAGGCTCACCCCAAAGAAACACACGATCAATTTCAACTGGATAAAGCAAATCATTCGTGAACGTTAATATTGCTTTGCTAGGTGTTAATCTTAGTGAGCATTTCACACCTCTGTCGACAAATGTTCCGTTAGCAGTTTTCGCGGTAAACCATGATACATCAGCATTCTCACCCAATTTAGGTTCGATTAGATTAGCGCACGGGTCAGATAGGCTAACTTCACGCACGATCGGTAGTCCATGCTTTACAACCCAAAGGTTATCTGTATTTTTACCACTTGAGGTCTTTTCTGCAACCATCTGATACGGTGCGATGACACGGATAGGTGTTTTAATTTTAATGTGATTAACAATACCTGAATTCTTCGAGGGTGTTATCGATATGACATTATCATCATCTAGTTTATAGTGAATATCTTCTGCGATATCAGAACCACGCCCTTTGAATCTTATTAGTCCTTCCTCGTCTTGCCACAACCTACCGTTCTCAGCTTGAACTAATTTTTTAACAATATCAGCTAACGAGTCGTTTTTGTTTGGGAAAAATATAGGGATAATATTTGTTGCCCCTGAAAAAGTAAACTGATGTGGCGCAAACCCTAAACCTTTGAATATCTCAGTTAAAATATAGTCTGTTTTCTTGTAAGCCATTGGCGGCAATTCAGGCAAAGGCTGAGATAATGCCCAGTTAAGAAAGTCAAAAGCCGAAACTGAGGCTTCTGCTTTTCCTGGTTCTGCGTCAGGCAGCATATTAGTAAGTCCCACAAATTGCGGTACATTCTCTTCACCAAATCCGAGCCATGCTCGAGTAGGAATGTTTGGCTTAATATATTTTGCAATTGGGCTGTTTGAATATGGCACAAAATAACCGTCGTGATTAGCTAATTCAAAATCAGCAATCGCTGACTGTACCGAATACGGAAACTCAACGGAACGATTGACCGCAATCGATTTAATCCTATTTGAGATATCAGTGTAAGCATAGGTGTCCCATATCTGGACAGGAGGCTGGCTTGTGATATCTGATGCATATAAATCACCACCTCCATATGTCGATTGGTCGTATACTCCCCATGAGATATTTTCGTTTCGAGTTTTGTCCCACGCCATAGCAACGCGCCACGTGAGCGGTCTGACCCAAGATTTCGCTAGTTTCTTAAATCTATCGCTAGTAACTAACATTTTATTGTCCCAAATTCTGCCCAGTCTCGACCATCGTTAATGTGATGCCTTCTATATCACCGCACAGGTTTATGACGTCCTTTTTACTGATAGAAATCTTCACTGGGACATTAGTAGCTGAGCCGTCAGATAATGTAAGCAACGGATATCTATTAGTCGTATATTGCCTTTGAATAAAGCCCCACAATTCAGCGAACTCATCTGTTGTTAAATGCCCAAAAATATTAGTCCAAACTCTTTTGCGATAAACGTAGTCTGTATATACATTTCCCGACAAAACAGTAACGTCTGTCTCTCCAAAATTAGAATTCTCAGAAAATGGGCTTGAAATGTATTCATGATTCCAAGTTTTTGAAGTTGTAGAATCGGTTAATGTCATCTCTTTCATGCGAACCTCGCTTTCTGGCTCTGTTCAAACGCCTGCATAATTTGGTCAGCAACTTTTCGCCTCTCGTCAGGAGAAGTTGCGAATACACCGCTCACATTGATAGTGATTTGTTGTGATGGTTGCGCGTTAGTTTCTTTTAATACTTTAGTAAACGTATCTGCCATAATTTTTTGTGGCGTAACGATTTCTGGGTTAGCCTTAGCTCCTAGATATTCACCAGCAATAACAGGCGTAGCTGTAGTCAAAACACCACCCTTTGCTAGCCTTGGAAGACTGAATCTTTGAATGTTAGGTATGTGAACATTAGGAATCTTATTGATGATATTTAAGGCTCCGTTTAATAGATCTATAGGCTTGTTTATGACCCTCTCGATTTGCGCTATCAGACCGTTTATCAAGCCTTTACCGATACTTACAACACCATTCCAAGCTTTAGTTCCAATGTCTGCCGCCCAAGAACCAAAATTACCTAGAGAGTCGCGCATCGGCTTCCAGAAACGACCACCTCCAAAATCGAAGAAGTCGACAGTCGCTCGCCACATATCGTCTAAGAATTTGCCGAATGTATATTTTCCGTCATCTGCCTGTTGCTGATTGAGTGTCTTCAATTTATTATTTAGTTCTTCCCTCTGTTTTTTCAGTTTTTCTAAAGTCTCTCCATTATTTGCAAGAATACCCGCATTTGTCTCGGCGTTATTAGATAGAGCGTCTTGTTTTTGTTGTTCAAGTGTAGCGAGTTGTTCGTCGCGTCGCTCTTTAAGACTTTCAATCTCATCGAGCTTAATCATATTTTGAACACTAGCTAAATCAGCACGGTGCTTATCTTGAAATGCTAATTCAGTGTTAAGTTGTTGCTGTAAGTCAGCAAGTTTTTGATCTCTCTTGAGCTTGTCGGCATCGTTTTCGGCGTTTAATTTCTCTTGATTTGCCGCGAACTGTTCATCGTATAGTGCCTGCTCTTTATCTAACGCGAATTGTAGCTCAGCAAGCTTTTGAGCATTGTAAGAATTGTTGAAGTTTTGCAAAAACCTAATCTGATTTGTTAAAGCTTGAACCTTGCTTTCGTGTTCTCTAATTTCTTCGACTTGAGATTTCCTAAATGAAGCAGAGCGTTTGGCTATTTCAGCGTCATAGTTGGCGTTTTCTTCGGCAATTTGTTTAGTTAAGTCTTTAACTGTCTCTTCGTGTTTAACACGGATGTCATTCAAGTCTCGGCTGTAATCTCTCCATATTTTAGCTGCCTGAGCTTCTAGTTTGTCTAACTCCTTAGTTAGCTTTTTGGCGGATTTTGCCGCCTTTTCCATGCCCTTGGACGAACCACCAGTCGATTTCTCAAGTAGCGCAATTTGAGCATCAACGCTTGCCAGTTGAGATTTTAGACTTTCAGCACTCTCTCCGCTACCGCCAGCCGCAGAGCCAAGCATTCCAAACGCCTGTGCCGCCATCACCGCACCAGCAGCGATTGCAGACAGCAGAGCTACGATTGGATGACTTGAGAACGCTATCATTGCCGCTCGAGCTAATAGGAATCCTTTTTGCAATATAAATAACCCGCCAGCAACAAGCGCGAATGTTACGATTCCTGAGCCTGCGACCTGTATAACGCCGCTAAACGGTGCTAATAGCGCACCGACAGCACCAGCTAGTCCTCCTACTGCGTTTAATACAGTCTCTATTCCTGCACCAACTCCAGCTAAAATTGCTCCAATATTGCTTGCTCCTAACCCTTGGATAAGATTAGCCATTCCTCGAGCAACAGCGGTTTGCATATTCGTGAATGAAGTCTGAAGACCGCCAGTCGCTTTTTCTGCCATTGAATCAAGAGATTCAAGACCTCCACCGCCGTTATGGTCTAGCTCTATAAGCTTTTGTGTTAGTTGCTCAGCGGATAGCTTACCTTCGCTGCCCAGCTCCTTGAGTGCGCCCATAGTAACGCCCATCTCTTTTGCGACTGCTTGCAAAACAGGTGTCATTCCTGAGTTTAATAATGAATTAAACGTCTGAGCTTGAACAGCGCCACGTCCAAAATCCTGTGAGAGCTGAGTTATAGCATTGTCCACCATAGCGCTTGTACCGCCGAATGCTAGAATAGCGTCATTTATAGCCTTGAACGCTTGCTCTCCAGCAACCATTGAACCAGAAACAGCGACAAGACGTTGCACGCCTCTTACAGCTTCGTCAAGAGATGTAGGTAGCCCTTTAATATCAGCTTCAAGCTGTTTCATCGATGCGGAGACTTGCTCGCCAGATTGTCCCATTGCTCGGAATACACGAGCAGCGTTATTCAGCGTGTCTACACGCCTTACGGCTCCACCAATTGAGCTTGAGACAAGTCCTATGGCTTTATCTAAAAGCAACATTGAGGTGGCGGCACTCGCGCCTACAGCCAGACCTTTTTCTAAATTGGAGCCGTCTTTCTTAAGACCATCAAGCTTTGATTTCATAGAACCAATATCAGCATCTAGCTTGTCTAAAGCTAGTCTGACATCATATGAAATCTCGCCAACGTTACTCATCAAATGCTATCTCCGACCTCTTCTTCAAATCTTTCTCTAACGCACTAAAACCCTCTTTGGAAAACGCACCAGCAGTTGCGTAATAAGTTGCTGATTGATTCTTAGCGGTCATTTGATTATGTACAGCATCAGCAGCATCAATTAGCATCAAAGCCTCGTCTAAAGTAAACGGAACGAGAACTTTCTCAAAACTGTCACCATTCTTTTCGAATGATTCAATATATCCACGCTTCACTGCCTCGACAGCACCCCAGCCAAGATATACACCCAATTTAGCGATAATCCACATCTCAGGTGCGACTTTTGCTCCAGTAGTCTGTCGTGTGGTGCGCTCCTTATATCGCTGCTCAACACGTGCCTTTTCTTCAGGAGTAAGTAGGTCTTTTAAGTTGACTACTGCCACTATTTACGCCTACTTTCTCGGTTAGAAAAAATGTCATTAAACAAATCTTGAATAGCTAAACTAGATAAGCTACCTAGCATTTCCATTGCTTTTTTGGAATCATCGAAACAGCCAGCATAAATCTTAATCTCTTTTTCTGCAAGCTCTTCACGTTCCGCCAAAAGCTTATTGCCGCGATCTATTTTCTCAACAACACTCTTGTCGTCGTCTTTGATCTTTGACCTGTCAATCTTCTGGATTTCTGCCTGTAGTGCCATTAGCTTATTTATAGCTTTGACAGATAATCGTGTAATCTTATTAATCTCTAGGCTTTCATTCGAGCCTAGCGGACGTACTTTTAATACTCCGTACGGTTCGCCGAAGTCAACCTCTTTATAGCCTTGATATTTTGATAGATTTAATTTAATTGTCATATTATTTACCCTTTCATCTATAATTTTGAGCTTTTATCGTTAGTGTAGGGACTTTTCGGGCAAGATGTGGTAATGTGGTAATGTGTAAATGTCATACTAATTTAATAAAATAGGATTTGAGAATGAACAGACAAGAAGGGATGTTAGCCAGGGCTAGAGAACTTAAAGCCATGCTTAACGAGGGGATAATTACCAAGGAAGAGTTCGAGCAAGAGAAGAAAAAGTTATTATCTCAGAAAAATACAGTAGACAAGCAAGATAAAGACTCGTCAAACATAGAAAATCTAGAACAGGAATTATTACGTAAAAACAGTAAACCAATAGAAAATGTGCTTGCTATAGCGGCAGTATTCTCTATGAGCTACATGAGCTTTTTATTTTGGGAAGGGTACCACAGAAGTGTATCGTCTAATTTAACAGAATCAGGAGCGACAAATGCCTCAAATCCGTCAGCCATAGCGTTTGGAATCGTATTATTCTGGTTTATACACTGGCTTGTATTCGTTATGTTTACCACCAATATGGCTCGAAAACGTGGACGTTCAATACCGCTCGCTATTTTAGGGGCATACTTCTTCGGACTTTTGTCAGTATTCTATTATCTTTCAAAGGGAGATAGTACAGAACTAAAAGTACTAAAAGAAGAGAAGGTGCGCAAGCAAATCAGATAACAAAATACCACTCGTTTGAGTGGTATTTCTAGCAAACAAGCTCCTACTATTCAAGTGGTTTCACTGTTTGAGTTTGAGGGTCATATTTACCCTTTTTATCTTTCAGACCTGGTCCATAGCGGAAGAAGCCCTTAGCTGTGCGGTTCATCTGGAAGGTTAATTCTAGAGTTGAATCGTCTCCGCTGGCTGAGAATGTAGTATCGAAGCTGTCTGGTAGCGTTACACTATATACGTGAACGTCAAAGTCGTCATTAGCTTCACAGACTGGGTGAATATGTAGT